TGGTTTCCCAGACTACCCCTGTGGCTTCCTCGGTAGGCGACCTGGCAACGCAGTCCGTTACCTGGCCCACCGCTGGCACCGCCGGTATTGTAAGAGGAACAGCCTAAACACATGGAACCAATTAACCTACAAATTGAGTTCCTAGACACTGCGAAAGAAAACCTCGTGGTTTCCGCGATTGCGGCTGACCTGATTGCTTTCGAAGCGAAGTTTGATTTGAGTGTCGCACGTTTAGGCGCAGACGTTCGCCTTACACACATGTTCTTTCTGGCATGGCACGCAGCGCACCGGTTGAAGCACACTGACCTTGATTTTGAGGCGTGGACGGAAACGATTGCGATGGTTAGGGAAGCTGAAGCAAAAAAATAAAGGGGCTGGGCGACCAGTCACTTCATTGGCAGATTTCCATCATGTCTGTGGAAACGGGCATTAGTCCTCGCGAGCTTATGGCGTTGGAGCCTCGCATGTTGTGGACGATGTGGCGTTACATGATCGCTAGGTCGCAGGCGCAGGGCGGGCGGTAGAATAGGTCAGAGGAGCCTTGCCGTGATTAGAGCCGAGATTGATGCTGACGCTGCACGTCGGTTGACGCGAGAGTTGAACCTGATTGAGCCGGGTTTGGCCCGTCAGATTGGTAAGGATTTTAAGTCTGAGCTTGGCGAGTTCACTGGGGCTATTCAGGGTCGTATGCCTTCGGAGTCGCCGTTGTCGAACATGGCTCGGGGTTTGAACGAGAATCGTTGGTCGCCGGCTAAGGTGACGATTGTTGGTGGTTTGGGTTCTGGGTTTGGTAAGCCGATTGTGGCGGTTCAGATTACGGGTTCCCCTCGGGCTAAACCTTTGGCTGTTGCGGAGTTTGCGGGTATTTCTGGGAAGCGCACTGTGACAGCGCAGGGTCGGGCGTTCAATCGCAACCTGGAGGAGAAGTTTCCCTTCTTTACGGGTAAGGCTCGGCAGGCTGGTCGTTTTGGTTTCCGTGCTTACCGTGAGGAGTCGCGGAAGATGTTTGATGCGGCTTTGCGGGTTATAGATCGGTACGTTGACATTGTGAATAGAGGGTTTAAGTAATGGCTTCTAAGTTTCAGATTCCTATTGCGTTCAAGTCGGACCCTCGGGGTATCAAAGAGGCTGAGGGTGCGCTCGCCGGTTTTGGTAAGAAGCTTGCCGGTATTGGTGTGGCGGTTGCGGGTGCCTTCGCTATCCGGGCAGTGTTCAATTTTGCTTCTGAAACAATCCGTATGGCTGAGGAGGTCCAACAGTCTGAGGCGGTTTTGCGTCAGGTTGCAGAAACTACGGGTGTCTTTGGTAACGAGGTTGATGCGGTTACCAAGCGTCTAATCAAGTTTGCTAATGCTCAGGAAATGCGCCTTGGAATAGATTCTGAAGTTATCAAGGTTGTTCAGGCTCAGTTATTGACATTCAAGGCTTTAGGCGCTACAGCAGACGAAAATGGCGGTTTTTTTGATAGGGCCACAGAGCTGGCGTTTGATCTGGCTATGGTGTTGAAAAAGGATGCTTCGAGCGGTGCAATCATGCTTGGTAAGGCACTCCAAGACCCCGTAAAGGGTCTAACTGCTTTGGGCAAGGCGGGTGTTCAATTTACCCAACAGCAAAAAGACCAGGTGAAAGCCCTTGTTGATAGTAACCGTGAACTTGACGCGCAGGCTCTTATTTTGCGAGAAGTAGAAAGTCAGGTTGGCGGGGCTGCGGCTGCGGGCGCTTTGTTTTCAGATAAGTTCCGGCTCGGTTTGGAGCAGATTAAAGAAACGATTGGTATTGCTCTGATTCCTTCGTTTGAGAGGTTTGTTGAGTTTTTCGTAACAAACATTGTTCCACCGTTGACGAAGTTCTTTGAAGAAGATTTCCCGGTGTTAATAGCAAGTTTCAGTGCCGCTTGGGCCGGTTTGGTCGAAGCGTTGGCCCCGGTTGGCGCAGCTTTGAAAGAGGCTTTGGAGATTCCCGAAACCGCTAACGTGTTGGAGTCTTTGCTGGATAGCATTGCGAACTTGCCTGAGAGCCCGCTTTTCAAGCAACTTGTGGAGTCTATGGTTCAGCTTGTTCCATCACTGTTGATGCTAATTCCTCCACTGACGGAGATGGTTGTGGAGTTGATTCCTTTGCTTATTGCAATACTTCCAGGCTTAATTTGGTTTATTGAGTTGCTTACCGGATTGTTTGGTGCGGATGGGTTGGCCGGGGCAATCAATGAAGTTACCGAGGGACAGTGGGGGTGGATTGATTCTGTCAAAAACTTTGAGATTGCTGCTGAAGTTGTGAAAAAGGCTGTTGAGGCGCTCGCTACCCCTTGGGTCACTTTGACAAGAGTTATAAATAACGCTTACAACGCTTTGAAAACCTTTTTTGGGTTGAGTGGCGGTTCGCCTCCTCCTGGCGTGAAGCTTCCAACCCCTGCACGCGCTGTTGGTGGTCCGGTGTCGGCTATGAGTTCTTACATGGTTGGTGAGCGTGGCCCGGAGTTGTTTACGCCTGGTGCTGGCGGGTTTATCACCCCGAACAATCGTCTTGGCGGTGGAAGTTCCACGAACATCACTATCAATGTGACGGCTGGTATGGGTGCTAATGGGGCACAGTTGGGGCAGGAGATTGTGTCGGCGATTAAGCGTTATGAGCGTGCTTCTGGTCCCGTGTTTGCGAGTGCCTAATGTCGGTAACGGTTGAGCTTGGTCTGAGCAAAGCGTTCACCCTGGATGATCCGGTGGCGGGTGTTATTGGTTCGACGGAGTTTGTGATTGGTGGGGTGTCGTTTGAGGATGTGACTTCGCGGGTTCGGTCTGTGCAGATTAGCCGTGGTAAGAATCGTGACCTTGACCGGTTCAACGCGGGTAGTTTGAGTGTTGAGTTCAACAATCAGGATCGTGCGTTTGACCCGTTGTTTGCTGCGTCACCGTTTGCGGGCAACATTGTCCCTCGGCGTGACGTGCGCGTGCTCGCCGATGGGACCGCCGCGTATGTCGGGAAGATTACGGACTGGAACCTGGGGTACGACCCTTCAGGGCAGTCGTTGGCGGAGTTGCAGGCGTCGGACGCTTTGACGTTCTTAGCTCAGCAGGTGCTGACCCCTGGGACTGCGGTTGTGCAGGCTTCTGGTGCCCGTGTGAACGCCGTTCTCAACATGCCTACAGTGGATTGGCCTGTGGGGGACCGGGACATTGACACGGGGGCTTCTATCCTCGGGGATGACGTGTTTGAGGGCAACGTGTTGACCTATTTGCAGAAGGTTGAGTTGTCTGAGGGTGGGCTTTTCTTCATTGACAAGCAGGGGCGTGTGGCGTTCCGTGACCGTTTGGCGACGCCGACGGTGGATAACGTGACGGTGTTTGCGGATGACGGCACGGGGATTCCGTTTGCTCCCGCTGCGGTGGAGTATGGGACTGAGCAACTGTTTAACCAGGTGATTGTGACTTCTCCGCAGGCTACGGCGACGGCGAACGCAGCCCTGAGTCAGACTCGTTACGGCATTTTGGAGCGACAGATTGACACGCTACTGGACGACACGGATCAGGTGCCGGATTATGCTGACTTCCTTGTGGGCCGCTATGCGGAGCCTGAATATAGGTTCGCGCAACTTTCTGTGGACATAAGCAACCTGACCTCGGGGCAGAGAGCTTCGATGTATTCCCTCGAAATGGGTTCTGTGATCCAGGTGAAGTTCACGCCTAACGGTATCGGGCCGGCGATTGAGCGTTACGGGTTGGTCATTTCGATTGGGCATGATATTTCACCGGACGACCATGTGATGACTGTTGGTGTGGGGTCGTTGCAGACTTCACTGTTTGTTATTGGTGACCCGGTGTTCGGTACAATAGGTGAGGGCGCTCCGGGCGTTCTTGGTTTCTAGGAGGTTTGGTTTTGGCTGGTGCCGGGTTCAAGCTGTTTTCCAACGGCCAGGTACTTTTGGCCTCTGAAGTAAACGAATACATGGCTCAACAGCAGATTATGGTGTTTGCAGATTCTACGGCTCGGGATGCTGCGATTCTTTCACCTTCTGAGGGGATGTTCGCTTTTTTGAAGGATGATGACAAGTTGACGGTTTTCACTACAAGTTGGGGAGATTTCTAATGGCTGCAGGCGGTTTCAAGGAGTTTGTCGCTGGTGAGGTTCTTGACGAGGATGAGATCAACGATTTTCTGATGCAGGGTGTGCTGGTGTTTGCTGGTACTGCTGCGCGTGGGTCTGCGATTACTTCACCAGTGGAAGGCCAGTTTGCCTTCTTAAAAGACTCCGACTCGCTCACCTACTACTCGGGAACGGCCTGGGAAGAACTGTCCAGCGAGCCACCGAAATTTGATTTCTTGGTGATCGCTGGTGGCGGCGGCGGGGGTCGGGATGCTACCGGCGCTGGTGGCGGAGGCGGTGCTGGGGGGTATCGGACTTCGGTTGGTACTTCTGGCGGTTCTGCTGTGGCTGAGCCCGCCTTGTATATGATTCCAGGAACTTATACGGTCACTGTTGGGGCCGGTGGTGCAGCGGATTCCACAGGTTCTTTGAGCCAAGCGTTTTCTATTGTTTCTATTGGTGGCGCTTACGGTGGCAACCAGGACAGGCGCCAGCCATTTGGGGGTTCTGGTGGTGGGGCTGACAGTGACGGTGGCTCCGGGTCTAGAACTGGTGGCGCAGGCATTCCCGGACAGGGGCGAAACGGTGGCACAGCTATTTTTCAGAACTCAGTTTCTCCTGCTGCAGGTGGTGGTGGGGCGCAAAATGTTGGGGTTGATTCTATAACCAATGTTGCCGGTAACGGTGGCGCTGGTATAGCGAGCACAATTACTGGTTCCTCGGTCACTCGGGGTGGTGGTGGCGGTGGCGGGATTATTACGGGCACCGTTGGAACTGGTGGGGCTGGTGGTGGCGGAAACGGTAGCACCACAGGAACAGCAGGCTCGGGAACTGTCAACACTGGTTCGGGCGGCGGTGGCACATATAACGGAACTGCCGGGTCAGGTGGTTCTGGTCTTGTCGTTCTGAAATACCCTGACAGCATCACTCTGACGATTGGTGGGGGTTTGACTTCCTCCACTACGAGTGCCGGAGGTTTCAAGGTCACAACCTTTACCGCTGGCACCGATACGATTACGGTTCCGTAGGAGAAAAATGGCGCATTACGCATTTATTGATGAGAGCAACACTGTCACCGAGGTTATTGTTGGCAGGGATGAGGATGACCTTGCTGAAGGTGTGACTTCCTGGGAGGAATATTACGGAGCTTTTCGGGGTCAGCGTTGCCTTCAGACCTCCTACAACACTGTTGGCGGTGTTCACGCTTTTGGCGGCACACCTTTTCGGGGTAACTATGCGGGCATTGGCTTCACCTATGACGAAGCCCTTGATGCGTTCATCCCGCCGAAGCCTGGTGATGGGCAGTGGATTCTTGATGAGGACACTTTCAGCTGGGTAGAGGTTGAAGATGAGGCTGTCTAAACCCTGGCCTGACGGTTTCACAATCAACCCGAATGGCAAGTATGGGATGCGGAAGCACCCTATTACTGGCAGGCAGGCGAAGCACCGCGGTCTTGATGTTGCAGGGAGTTTCCCGGTCACTAGCGCCGGGCATGGTGTTGTGGTTCACATTGGTTGGAGCCCTAAAGGTGGCGGTCACACTGTTGTCATAGATCATGGGGAAGTTCACACCGCTTACTATCATGGGGCTCACAAGACGGGGCTTCGGGTTGGTCAGCGTGTGGAGGCTGGGACTTTCATTTACACTTCGGGGACTACCGGGGCGAGCACTGGGGTTCATCTTCACTTCGAAGTTAGGCGTGGGCCTCGGGGCGCGTGGGGAACCGATGTGGATCCCACACCGTACCTAAACGGAAACGCTGCAGTGTCAACGCTGAAGGTTTCCGGGCGTGAAGATAGGGCTACTTGGAAGCAGTGGCAGACCTGGCTGCAAGAGCAGGGATTCTATTCGGGCAGGGTTGACGGAATCGCTGGGCAGATGACTTACCGGGCTATTCAAACATGGGTGGGAACGCCTAGAACCGGCAAGCTTGATGTGGTCACTCGCAAGGCTGTGCAGGAGCGTATCGGTGTCACGCCTGATGGTGTGTGGGGGCGTAGCACTTGGTCTACAATTCAGCGCAAACTCAATGAGGGGTCGCTATGAGTGACGACAACTTGGAAACGGCTACGGTGAAGGTGTCTATGCGGGACATTTATTTGGAAGTCCAGAGGCAGGGTCGCCTGTTGGAGAAGATTGCGAACTCACTGCCTGATTCGGAGGCGAAGATTGACGATCATGAGTTGCGTATTAGGGCCTTGGAGCGCCGAATGTGGCAGGTCATCGGCATATTTGGATTCCTCGCAGCTGTCATCAGCCCGTTGGTGGCCATACTGTCATGAGGGCTAACCCGAACTGGGCTATACGCCGTAGATACATTTTCGCCGCTTTTGCTATCGGCACCTCGATGATTGTTGCTGCGGTGTTCGCAATTTTGACTGACCGGCTTGGTTACGGCGACCTGATTACGGGTGGGGTTGCGCTGATAAGTTTGATTCTGACCTCATATATTTTTGGGGCCGCTTGGGAAGATATATCGAAGGAGAAGAATCAGGATGGATAAGTTGAAGGCGTATTGGGGTTTCGCTGGGGAGCGTGCTGTGAAAACGGTGGCTCAGGTTGCGATGGCGACTATTGGCGTGACAGCTGCAGGGATTATTGAGGTGGATTGGGTGCAGGTGTTGTCTGTGTCTGCGCTTGCCGGCCTGATGTCGTTGCTGACCTCGGTTCTCACATATGATAAGGCTGACTTATCGTGAGTGAGCGTGAGGTTGTGGATGGTTTCGCTGTGCCTGTAGATCCGATGGATTTGCTTCAGTGCGATTCATGCCAGTAAGATAGGAACCTAATCCCCTCGGACTCCACCTCCGGGGGGATTTTCTATTCCGCGAGCCAAGCGTAGACTGTGGCCCTCGTCACACCGAGTTTCTTGGCAAGCTGTTTGATGTTATCGCCCTCGGTGTGTTCGGCCCTCACACGCGCTCTGAGGGCTTGTGACACCCGTTCTAGGCGTTCTAACTGCCACGCTCGGAGGTCGGCTAGTTGTCCCAAGCTCATGTCGTCATAGTCGTATGAATTTTCCATGTGAAAAGTGTACCCTTTTTTTCGTGTTTCGTGTATTGTGGTGAACAACCCGAACGAAAGGTGGAACTAAAAATGGGTTACTTCAAACAGTTAGAGATAGAACTGCAGGACATTCACGACCCCTACATGAGGCAAGTGGTCCTGTGGAAGCGCGCTCACGAACACTTGATGACCGCTGAGGAGTTGTGGGCGGTTATGACGGATGAGGTGAAGATGGCTCGGGCTCTCACATTGTGGGAAAACGAACTGTTTACACCGGAGCCGGTGAAGGCTGCGGATCATGTTGCTGTGCAGACTCGCAGGCGTGACGTTCGACCTAAGCGCAACCGGATGTGTGTTGCCGGTTGGACGCTAATCGCCGTGTCGCTTGTGACCGGTGTGACCGTGTTGGTGGTGAACCTGTGAACGGCGGTTGGGTGCTCATCGTGTTGGGCATTGTCATGGCTGTGGGTTTGCGCCACGGTGACGCGATTGTGGCGGGTGTCGGCCTTGTGTTGCTTGGTGCCTGGATTTTGACTGTAAAGGAGCCGGTTCGATGATGGATTTGCGTATGGACGGGCGGGACATTTGCTTACGCCTGCGTGACGATGTGTGGCAGATAGGTGAACCGGGCACGCTCTGTATCACTCGGGAGCAGGCCTACTACCTACGAGCACACTTGAACGCCCTTGATGCGGCGTTCTATGACGAGCCCGAGGACGGTTAACGCTCGTGTGGCAGTGTGCCAGCCCAAATACCGTAGCGTTCTCCTCGCTCGACGGCGTAGGTGAAGCATTCGGTTTTGACCGGGCACGCAGCACAGAGGGCTTTAGCGGTTTTGATGGCTATGGCCCTGGTTTCGGGGTCGGGGTAGTCCTCGGGGAAGAAAATGCCGGGGATCTCCTCGCAAGCAACACCGCCGGCTTGTTCGATGGCGTGTGTGAGTTCCAGGTAGCCCTGGTTTTGTCGTAGGTTGGCCATAGATTGAGTTTATAGGAGGGTGACGGTTATGGATGACAATGTGACGAGTATGGATGCGTACAAGTTGGCGGCGCTGATTGTGGAAAACCATTTGGACAAGTTTTCGGATAACGGGGCGATCTATGAGCGTTCGCGTGACGAGCTGAACGCTTTGAAGGCGTCGGTTTCTGAAGGGGTGTGGGCGGAAGCTGTTGTGATTGCTCACCGTCGTTGGGGTCAGCAGTGATTGCACCGCAGCGTTTCATTGCGAATAAGGCCATCTCGAAAGAGCGCTGGCTCGAGGCTCGTAGGGACGGTGTAACAGCAACACAAGTGTCGAGGGCCGCGTCTGGTCCTGGCGGGTTTGAGCAGGCTGTCGCCGAGTATCGTGAGGAGTTCCAGGAAACCGATAACCCTTACATGAAGTTTGGGCGGGACTGGGAAGGGCCAATCTCGATGTACCTGAAGGAGACGTTCGGGGTTATGCCTAACGAGTGGCTTATCTGTGCTGAAGAAAATCCGAGGCACCTTGCCACACCCGACGGGCTAAGCATGGAGCACGTTTACATTAGTGAGGTCAAGACTACGGGGAAGGAGTGGAACCCGGAACGGATCCCTGTTCAGTATCGGCGGCAGGTCCAATGGCAGTTGTACGTTACGGGAGCTGAGTCTTGCTATTTTGCTTGGATGTTGCGGCAGGAACGTAACGGGGTTTTTGTGCCGGCATGGTTTCAGCCTGAGTGGGTTGTGATGGAGCGTGATGAGGAGATGATTGCTTCGTTGGTCAAGGTGGCCGACGAGTTGTGGGAAAGGGTGAACGATGAGTGAGGTTGTGGTAACGGTGGAGTTAGATGCTGAAGTGTATGCGCGGCTTCTGAACGCTGCTAACGAGGTGGGGCTCCCGGTCAGTGAATACGCTGAGGGTTTGATTGCTAACTATGTGGAGGATAATTATGGCGAGGTTTGATTTGGCACAGTATTCGACTGTGGCGGAACGGATTGACAAGTTTTGGGTCAAGTACCCTAACGGGCGACTTCACACGGAGCTGATGCATTTCAGCCCCGAGCAGGTTGTTATCAAGGCCGAGGTGTATCTAGATCGTGACGACGCCAGGCCGGTAACTGTGGACTACGCCGAGGAGCGTATTGACTCGTCCCCTGTGAACCGTGTCAGCATGGTCGAGAACTGTGCCACGTCTGCGATTGGGCGTGCGTTGGCTGACCTTGGTGGGGATTTCACCGGAGCCAAAAGGCCCAGCGCCGAGGAGATGATGAAAGTCCAACGCTTCGAGGCAGCACCTAAACGTGACTGGCTCGCCGAAGCCGAAAACCTGTCCGATGTGGATGCTCTCCGGTTATTATGGGCTGAAGCATCCCAGGCGGGTGCCTCACCAACAGTTTTAGAGAAGGTTCGGGAGCGTGCAGAGTCAATCGGTAATGCTGGCGTCATTGAGGGAGCTGTCGGAGGCGTACCTGGAAGCGCAAAGAAACCGCGCACCCGATGAACTGTTTTGGCGTGCCCAATATATTGAGAGGTTGGTGATGCTCTGTGATTGCATCGGAGATCGTCAAGGAGTTGTACGAACTAACTCAGGAGAACAGGAAAGGGATTGAATACTATGCGGAGGCTATGGATCATCTTGCTCGATGCGAGAATCAGCTCGACAAAGTGGAAGCTCATGCGTTTATCGCATCGGAAGGCTCAGTTGCAAACAGGCAGGCAGAGGCGAAGCTTGCGTCTGCGGAGGCTCGCCTTGAAAGGGATTTAGCGAAGGCTCAGGTGGAAAGGGTGCGGGCTAAGTTGCGGATGATTGATAGTTCGATTATGGCTCAGGCTACGGCGGCGAAGATGGTGCAGGCGGAGATGAAACTATGAAAAGGGTCTTTGTCGAACGACCACGAACAGAGTGTTTTGCTTCGTGTGTTCCGGAGATTTTAGGGGAGCTAGAAGTTTTGTGTCTTTACTGTCACCACCAAGATGTTGTCGAATCTTCATGCCTCGGAACGACCAACAGGGGTGCTCGCTGTCGCAAAGAATGGCTAGACGAGTTTGGCTATTGCGAATCCCATCGGGAAGATCGCAAGCCATCGAAAAGGATAAGGCAGACAAGCTATGCGACTGTGCGAAGCCTGGGGCGTTTGTTTGAGCTTTATGGTCATGCCGTAGTCCAAGAGGGCCTTGATGAAATAAGCGCTCGAATAGAGTCTGATTTACGCTTGAAGGAAAGGTCTCTCGCGGATGTTCTCGATAGGTTCACGCGAGACGCAGAGCAAATATATTTCATGAAGGCAGACAACATGGTGAAAATTGGTAGATCCTTACACCCCGACCAGAGACTTAAGAATCTACAGTCCAACAAGGGCCAGACAGTGATTCCTGACTCTGTAGATATGAGCCGAGCTGTGATTGTGGCAAGGTTTCCGGGTGGCAGGCGTGTGGAAAGTTCGCTGCACCTGCGGTTCCGCAGATATCAGGTGGCGGGCGAATGGTTCCGGTGGTCTCCCGAGGTTCGGCGTTATGTCGAGGGCTTAGGTGAGGCTGAGACCCTGCAAGAGTTTGCGGACAAGCTATGAGCACGCTTATTGAGGATGATGGGGAGTTGTCTGAGGAGGAGTTTCTAGCGTGGTTGG